TTGGCGCGACGATACAGCGCCGCGGCGTACTCGTTGCTGATTTGATCGCCGCGAATGCAGGCGGCGACCTGTTTATTCAGTCCGAGGCGCTTCCACGTGCCGTACAAGCCGAGATCAATGCCGCTCCAGTCAATCGAGTTGAACCAAGTGACCCGTTCCGCGAAGCCGGACCCCACGAACACGACGTCATGGGCGGGCACGTCTTCGGGGATCGGTGCCTCGGGAAAATGTTTGAGCGGATGCCAGGCGTGCGGGAGATAGCCGGCCTGCGTGACCTGACGAAACGCCTCCACCATCGTGCGTTCATTCGTCCAACAGCCATCCAGACGTTTGGCATACTCCAGTTCTTTGTGGAGGTCATACGGCGATTCGGTGAACAGCACCGTCACAAAGCGATGGGCTTCTTTCAGTTCCTCGATCACGTTCGGATGCAGAAACATGCCGCTCACGACCAGCACGACATCGACTTTGAGGCGCAGCGCCATTTCGATCACGCCGACACCGGCGTGATATTGCACATCGACGACATTCGGCCGCGCGAGATCGGGCTGCGTTTTCTTTTTGGTCCGCCAGAGCCAGTAGAGCGCCTTCTGGGAGGCTTCGATGCGCGTGTCGAGGCGGTACTGCTCCACGATCACGCCGTGCTGCCGCAGGCCCCATAAGAGTCCGTCATACACATCCGCGGTGGACCAGCTCGCGCCGGGATGCACCAGGAGAACGCGCAGGGGGCGCGTCATTGCTTCACCCCAAAGATCAACCGCATGCCCGGCGGATCGGTATCGGGCGTCGCGACCCGGAGGAAGTGCTGCTGCTGTCGGCGTTCAAACTCATCCCAAGCGGCCTTGACGCCGGGATACATGGGGTTCTCGTAGTCATCGCCCGCGACGAGGCCGCCGACGCGCACGTGGGGCCACCAGCTCTCAAGGTCCGCGCGCGTCGATTCGTAGGAATGGTCGGCATCGACGTAGAGAAAATCGATCGGGCCGTCCGTCCACGCATAGGCGGCGGCAGTCGTCATGGCGGGGACCAGACGGACGGCCGCATTGACACCGCCACGGACCAGATTGCCCGCGCATTCGGCCAGCATCGACGGCGTTCCGTCGAGCGCGATTCCGCCGTTGACGTCGCCCATCCACGTATCGACACAGGTCAGGACGCCGCCCCATCGCGCGAGCGTGTGCGCCATCGCGAGCGCCGAGGCGCCGCGCCACGTCCCGAGCTCCACGCAGCGGTGCGGGCGATGCAGCGCCAGCAAATCGAGGATCTGTTCGCCGTGATGGAACCAGCCTTGCGGCAGGCGGTCCAGAATCAGCGGGCGGGCGGGATTCAGGTGCGCGATGACGTCCGCATTCCAGACGATCTCGGACGGCGCCCATTTCATCGAGGCGAGAAAATCGAAGTCGCCTTCGTAGCGCGGGCTCCACTGCCCGAGTTTCTGTGGGTTGTTCGGAATCAGGATCATTTGCGAACTGACGTTGCCGCACGCCAGTTCCGGTCGGGCCCATAGCAAGGCGCCGTTCCAGACCATCCGAAACAAAATGGGTTGATCGGGGGTGTGCGCCAGGGCGGCGCCCATGCGCGGGCGCGCCCCCGGCACGTAGACGTCATCGTCATCAAGGAAGGCGAGATGGGTGCCGGTCGCCGCGGCGATCCCCGCGGTCCGTTCGGCACAGCCCCAATCGTGCCCGGCGGCACAGCGGATGAAGCGACAGCCCGTCGCCCTGGCGACCGCTTCGGCTTCCTCGGAGTCGCCGATCACGAGCACTTCGTCGCCCGGTTGCGCCGCAATCGATCGAATCGCGCGATACAACGTCGGGCGCCCGATCGTGGGAACGATGAAGGAGATCATCAGTAGTCCCGCACGATCAAGCCGTAGCCGCGCACCATCGCGATGAGGGCGCCGATCATGCGCCCGCGGACGCGAATAGCGGCCGGGATCATGGCTTCGTTGTAGGCCGCCGGCGGCATGCTGCCGCGATTCCAGCCGCGGCGCGTCCGCCGATCCTTGGTGCCGCGTTCGAACATCGACGCATGGGGCGATCCGCTGCGCACGCGCGCCGCCACGCCGAAGCGATTCGCGTTCGCGACTTCCAGGCGCACCCCGGCTTTGAGATTGCCGGTGACGCGGGGATAGTCGGTTTCGATCGTGCGATCGGCTTCGAGCGCGTGATTGAGCACGATCGGCCCCGCACTCGCCGTTAAGTCGTCCGGCAAACTGCGTAAGGCGTCGCGCAGATCATCGAGGCCCTGCCACGTCAGACTGCTACTCATAGCGGCGCAATCTCTTCGCACAGCATGCGCAACGTCACGTGAGCGTTGTTGACGTCCTGAATGCCCTTCACGATCAATTGCCGAGCCCCCGGCACGCGCGGATCGTCGCCATCGACAATGCGGGTATCGACGGTCACGCGCGGATGCCAGCGCATCGTCACGACGCTGGTGATCATGCGCATCTCCTCCTGCGGCGCCAGCGGTTCGATCGAACACCACCACACCAGCGGATCGAGCGGTTCGAAAAAGCCGTCGCTGTCGTCGGTGACTTTGGGGCCGCGCCAGAGCGTGACGCGATGAAACATCGGCCCGACGCGCGTGGCCGGCATCACCGCACTCCGAACAGATAGGGCGGCGTCCAGACATACGGCGGCGTCCAGAACATCCGATCGCTCCAGCACGCCTGCGCCATCTGGAGGGCCTGCATCGCGTTCGGTTCGAGCCCGTCCCGATCCGCATCGAGATAGGTGATGTAGCCGCGAATGCCTTGCTTGATGCGCTGCGGAATGTCTTCAACGCGCGTCCAGCCGACGACATACGTGATCCGGACGCAGCCAGTAATGCGATCGGGCTGAATCGAGGGCCACATCTTGTTGGGCGCCCGCGTGATGCGCGCCGGACGCGACGTGGGATCGATGAGATAGAGCGTGGGGTCGAGCGTCAGCAGCGTGCCGTCGAGGCCGTAGTACTGAATCTGAACCGCCGTGGAGGGCGTCGCCGTCGGATCGTTTTGCAGCACGAGCGCCATCGGCAGTTCCATCACGTCGCGGAAGCCGCCCAGCTCGAGGCGCCAGGTCTGCGTGTAGAGCCCGTAGCCGAGATATTCCTCGGCATACTCCCGCGCGCTTTGCAGATAGACGCTGACGAGATCGTCGCTGTAGTGATCGCCGATGCGGGAATGCTGCTTCGCCTCATCGAGCGAGATCGGTTCCTTGTCGGGCGGCGTGATGCGCAGATAGGTGGCGGAATTACTGCCGACGACGTAGGCCGGAAGCGGCATCAGCGTCCTCGTTTCCGCGGGGTTTCCGCGACGGCGGTTTCCGGATGGGCAGGCGCGACGGCGACCTCGGGCGGATGCTCCTCGACCACGATCGCATCGCCGTTGGCAATCCAGTCGCGCATTTGGCGCGTGAGCCGATCGAGCACGATCGTTTGCCCCGGCTGAAAGGGATAGCCGGAGACGTCCGAGATCGTGGTGCGTAGAAACCGAAGCCGCATGGTCCTTCACCGGGACGAGGCGACCGGCCGATGCCAGTCGCCTCGCGCGTGTTACGCATCAGGGGCCTTGGACGAGGTACTTGACGGGGTGCGTGCCGGCGTCCAGCAGATCGCCGTCATGCCGCGAGAGGGCGAGAAATGCCACTTGGCCGAGCAGGGCGAACAGTTCGTCCAGGCGGAGCAGCGTGACGTCCTTCGTGTCGCGGATGATGTATTTGCTCAGTTGTCCGAAGACGATTGACTTCGAACCCGCGCCGGTCGCGGCGAGCGACTGATTGATGGTGTACGAATAGCCGAGGATCGTGTCGGGCGCACCAGACGCGAGACCGGGCACCCACAAGGGCACGCCCGAGACGTCGCCGGAATACTGAAGCACCTTGATCTTCTTGATGATCTTCAGCGCCGAGTCATGCAGCATGAATCGACTATTCGCCCGATAGGCGGGATCAATCGAGTGTTCGAGATCGACGAGGTTGTCGTACGTCACGTTTTGCGCGGCGGCGGTCGTGATGCCCGACGCGGTCGCAGCCGTCACGATGCCGTTCGGTTGTGACGACCCGGTGCCCAGCGTGAAATGGTCGTTGGTGATGCGCGCGATGCGATCGCCGAGCGCGCTGCCGAGAAATTCCGGCGCGTTGATCGACGTATCTTGCAAGAACTCAATCGACGCCAGAATGTACTTCGACGTGTACTTGAAGGCGTCCATCACGAGCTGACCGAAGGTCATTTCCAGTTCGGTCGCCGTGATGTTCTCGCCGATGAGTTCGCCTTTGTTCGAGGTGTCATTCGTCGTCGGAATCGGCATGGGTCCGCCGGTCCCGGTGCGAATGATGCGTGACGTCTGCCGCATGCCGCCGAAGGCGAGCAAGGCGACTTCGAGCGCCTGCATTATTTCGTCGGGCACGGTGTAGCCGCCGGTCGTCGTCGTGGCCTGGGCGCCCGTCAACGCGGCACGCTGTTCCGTGTACTTCGTCTGCCACGAGCGAATGTCATCCGCGCTGGCGCGCAGACCGTTGGCATCGGGCGCCGTCGGTTTGAGCGAGGACGGCGCGAGCGAAAAGTCGAGCCGCTTGGAATCGATATTGATGCCGCAGCGTCGCGCCATCTCGCGTTGTTCGGCGCTGACGTCATAACCGGGGGCGCCGGCCGTCATCCAGGCGCGGAGGGCTTCGCCGCGATCGTGATCCGTAATCTTCGCCCCGGATCGCTGTTCCTGGCGCTGCCGAGTTTCGACGGGGTTCGGCGCCGAGCGGCGTCCTTCGGGTCGGTCGGCCTCTTCGACGCTCCGTTGGAGTGAATCGAGTTTAGCGATGCGATCGATCGCCTGCTGGAACTTGTCGGCTTCGGCGGTCAGTTCATCGAAGCGTTTCGAATCGTCGGGACGCCAGTCGCCGTTGAGTTCCTTGTAGACGCGATCACGAATTTCGTCCGCGGCGGCGATGACTTCTTTTTTCTTGGTGAGTAGTTCGTGGGTATCCATGCCCGCTCATCCCTCGTCCGTGCGTGTTGAGAGGAGCGGACCCGACACATGGCAGGCCGTCCGCGCACGAACTCTCAGTCGAGTTCGATAAATGCGGGGACGCCCGAACACCGCCGGGGAATCGTCCGCGGGCCACACGTTGCTTCGGTCGATCTCCGCCGACCGCCCAACGGGCCGCTGTGTTACGTGGGGGTCGAGTCTGCGACCGCCTGTGCCGAATGTCGAGTTTGCGTTTTTTTTCTAGCGCGTCAGTTTCAGTTTGCTGTCGTACCACGCCCGGTCTCGGTGCGTCTGGCGAAAGGCCGAGAGCGATCGCAGCGCCACGTGCACGTCGGTCGCTTCGTACGCCGGGAACGTGACAATCGAAATCTCCGACACGCTCATGTCGTTGACGGTCCGGATCGGCGTCTGCCCGTCATAGTTCCAGGTGTCGCCGCCCGGCATCACGCGAAACCGAAACGACATGCCGGTCACGTCCCCGCGGGCGACCGTCCGCATGATGT